TAGCTCTCGTTTTACGCAGTCTTTTAAACCTAACGCAAACTTATTTAAGTTGTTGGTAATAAATGAGGCAGTTAGTGTGTCGAAGTATGGCTTACTTGGAACTCGACCACCAAAGTATTTAGCTACGGACTTTAAATCAAACTTTGCATTGTGAGCTATTTTTAGTTTGTTACTAAACATGATTGGCTCTATTGCATCAAAAACTTGTCTAGGGGTTAGTTGTACTGGCGGCTCACCAAACTTAGCTGTCCACTTTCTTTCGTCTTTAGAATAGTGGGACTCTAGGATTACCTTGCCTTCAGTAAGTCTTTTTTGCCCAGGAGTTAGTAGTGGTTTATCCCAACCTTCAAATTCTCCATTGGGATGTCCCATAGGGATAACATCTGTACGGCCTTCTGTTGCAAATGAAATCCAGCAAACATCATTAATTACTGGGTAGAGTCTATCGTCACCAATAGTTTCTACGTCAAATGCAAATTCTTCTACACCGTCATAAAAGGTGATGAACTCTTGAAGCTCTTCTTTGGTTGTAATTATATTCATGATTTCCTTACAAGATTAAATAGAGGGGGCCAGAGGCGAGAGAGGTGGAAAACCTCTGGCCCCCTCAAGTGGGAGAAGTTAGCTTACTAGTGAGCGAGCAACCTCTAGGTGCTCTTCACGAGTAGTTGAGTAGATTGCTGACTTGTCATACTTGACTGCGGTTGCCGCAATTGCGTCAATCTTTGCAGGGTCAAGCTCCCATTCTTCGGTTAGGTCGGTATCGCGACGAACTCTTTCTACGATGTACTGAGTGTCACGGCCCATACCTAGCCTGGAAATCGCCCAATCAAACTTAGTTAGTGGTCCACGCTTTGGGTCTTCGTGAGCCGCAAACAAGATACGGGCTAGAGTAATACCAGCTGTCAGAATCTGAACGGTAGGTTCCTCATCTGATAGAACTAGTACGTTGAAGGCAAACTTTGCTCTAGGCTTTGAGCCCGCAATTACTGCTAGCGGGTCATCATCTCCCAAGTGAACAAAGGAACGACGTCCTTCAGTGCGGTCAATCCAGTGCTGTTCATAAGCATAGAACGGACCATCTTCTAGAAAACGAACTAGAGTAGGCTGCTCAGAGAATTTAAAATCTGTAGCATACCCTCCAGACTTTTCCTTTGGCTTCATTAGTTTTGAAGCGGCTCCCCATCCAGCTTGGACGGTTGTACCATGTTTCGGCTGTGCATCTTCGCTATCCTCTGCGAGGTAGGTGGATGCATCTAGTGTTGGCTGTGTTACCATATTCTTCTTTCTGTCGGAGGCCTTTCGGCTCTCAATTGCTGTAAGGTATTTTCGGCAAATTCGGCAATAAATAACCTTAGTTTAAGTTGCTTCTTTCCACCTTCGCACTAATGCTTGGGTCAAATCAGCGTGGTGACGCCACTCTACACGAGCGGTGCCTAATAGTCTACGATTTTGGAATTCTTCGACAGCAATTTCAATAAGCTCTCGTGTGTAAACACGATTACCATTTACTTTTTTGCCGTTCAAACTCTTTGAGCGTAAACGATAAGGAGCTCCAGGAATGTATCCCTTCTTCTCCCATAGACGAATGGTTACCAAACTTTTCTCTAATGCGTCAGCAAATGCACCGACAGTGAATAGTTCAGTTTCCACCCCTTTGACGGTCTTGATGATTGGGTTTGAATCCCAACCATTAGAATCGCCCAAGATTTTTGAGCGACGCTTGTCTGCTACTTCAGTAGACTCACGTCGTTTGTTTTTAGAACCAGGCACGCGGTCAAGACCCTCAAAAGCTTTGAGAATCTCTTCCTCACTTCGCATTCCTGGCATAGTACTAGTCCTCTGTAGTTCTTTTAAAGTCTCGAATTATATGTCTTCCACGAGTTGCTCCAAGAGCAAACCCAGCTTTACCCCAGCGTTTTCTTGCTTCGAACCTTTTTAATTGTTCGGGAGTAGCTTTTCTAAGTATGCTTCCGTTTGAAAACTGTTCGTTTATTCTAGCTAAAGCTTCGTCTAGAGCGGTTTCTCTAGGAGAGCGCTTGTACTCACTCACTTCTTTAGTGTTCTTAGTGCCCAAGTAACTGACGCTGGGAACATCTGGTCAAGTTCATCTTCAGTGATTTTGTTTTCATAAAATGCAGCCATTAGAGCGTCTTCATTAACAACTCTCTTTAACTCAAATACGTCATCTGAAAGACCATTGGCTTCTATAATCTCTTCTGCCTTTGGTTCGTTTAGTTTACGAGTAACTCTACGCTGCTTTTCAATTCTAACAATGCCTTCAACTGAGGTCTCTAGCTCTAGTTGGAAATTGCCTTTCTCGTCTTCGTAACCTTGGGTGTCTAGTTGAGTAAACAACTTTTCCCTAAGTTCTTTAGCGCGAGCTTCCATCATCTCTAGGGTTGCCTTTACTTGGGCGTACTCCCTAATCTGAGTGTTTAAATCATCTGGGTCAGAGATTCGTAGAGCCTCTTCTTCAATTCTTTTAGTCATTATTTTTTACCCCTTTTAAATACAAAGTTAAATCCAAATAAATTTGGCGTTTCTGGATTTCGGTCAAGAATCATAGTTGCATTTACAAATTGATTTTCCATATCTTTTACATAAGATATCAACTCTTGTGTTAATCCTTCAGATACTAATTGTTCTAAAGTTACTACTTCACGACCTTGTTCTTTTATTTCTTTTAATGTGTAAGAAACGTCTTCCAAATGTTTTAACATAATTTCCTCTCTTAGATTAACTTATTAGTTAAGAAGTCTAACAGACTTCCGACGGTCAAGTCAACTCCGCCTTTTGCGTTTATATTAACACCATCTAAGATTGCCCCTGCAACATTGCCTTTTTGTTTTAGCATGTCGTATTGGCGTTGTTCGATGGAGTCTTTTACAAGTATATCTTGAATAGTTATTGTACCCCAAGTGCTTGAGGTCCTGTTAATCCTACCGTTTCTTTGAACCGCTAGTCCAGCACTCCAAGGTTGGTCGTAGTTTACCAAGAGGTTTGCTTGAGGTAAATCTACTCCGTAACCCCCAGCATCACTACTAACCAAAACACGGCAACTGGTCTCTGTTTGAAACTGTACTTTTGCGTCTTCTTTTTGTTTGGCGTTCATTTCCCCTGTGTACTTAACGGCTTCGTATCCTTTCGCTATTAGCCTAGAGGTAATCTCTGACACAGAGTCAAGGTAGGATGCAAAAACAACAGCTTTATACTCATTAGAAATATCAAGATGCTCACTTAGATACTGGATGGCTGTGTCTAGTTTTGGTGTTTTAGAAAGAGTTTCTAGGTAAGAACCTAGTGAGTGTATGTACGCACTTCCTTTACCTGTGTGTTCATTAAAGTTCTCATAGCTACCTATCAATACGTGTGGGCTAGAGCACAGCATCCGCATGGCTCCAATACGAGACATGACAGCACCTCGTATTTCGTTTGCAGGGTCGTTGGCATCATAGGTCTGTCCATAATGAGCTGCAATGTTAAAGCTACTTCCAAATAGTTCTTTGGCATCAATCAGAATTGTTTGCAAGTCTTTTGCAATCATGTCGTAGAGGCTTTGGCTGGCTCTATCTAGCTTTATCAAAATAGGTTCTCGATAAATTGCGTCTGGAAGATAAGGTTTAACATCCTCGTCATTCTGACCTTTACGTACTGAAAACTCCATCAGTATCTTATGCAGCACTGGTAAGTTTCTATACCTTTGTACTCCACCAAAATGATTTCTTACAATAAAGGTTTTATCAAATAAATCAAACCTCCCGAGTACCGTGGAGTCTACAAACTGCATTATTGAAAATATTTCTTCTGGTCTACCGTTTTCTATTGGAGTTCCAGTTAACGCAAATCTAATAGGAATCTTCTTTGATAACTCTTTTACTTTTTTGGCTCTTTTGGCCCTAAAACCTTTGATGGCGGTTGCTTCATCACAAACCACAGCACCAAATTTAAAAGCTTTAATAATTTCCCAGTCATTCACCACCTGCTCATAGTTCATAATTATGTAATTGTAGTCATTTGCTTTAGCGTATTGTTCTTGACGTTGTTTTGGAGTGCCATCAATCACTATAGCTGTAGAATCACTAAATTTTGTAATCTCTTTTTGCCATTGGTACTTTAAACTGGCGAGACAGAGAACGAGGGTAGTGCCCTCTGCCTCACCAGAATCCTTGAGCTGCTCAATCGCAGCAATTGTCATTGGAGTTTTTCCTAAACCCATTTCGTAGGCGACCAAGATGTGTTTCACCTCGACCATCTTTTCAACGGCCTCAACCTGATAAGGCTTTAGAGTTCCGTTAAACATATGCCTTTTCACCAAGAATTGCTGACTTACTGTTTTCAATACCCCAAAGAATCTCTTCGTCAGTCATGTCTCCTGGGTCCTTCTTACTGCTGTCACCGTAGTTAAAGAAGGAAAGGTTTAGTCCATACTTTCTGGCAAGCTCCCTAATTTCTTCTGAGGCTTTCTTTCCAGCAGCGTCTAGCTTGGGGTTGTCAAAAGCACAGATAATCCTGTCAGAAGCCCTCAAAAGCTTAATCTGCTCTTCCGATGGCGAAGACCCGCAGATTGCCACCGCAGAAGCCACTCCAGCGCTGTACAGCCTCAAACAGTCCAAAGGAGACTCCACCACTACCACAAGGTCCTCTGATTGATTCTGGAGCCCAAATAAGGTCTTAGACTTGGTGAGTCCTGTGGGCCTGTTGAAAAATGTCCTATTTACAGTGCCTTTTTCTTGCCAACCCAGCAGTTTATTGGAGTCTGGGTCTCGAAGAGGGAGAATCCAAGTGGATTTCTTAGTGTCCCATAAGACCCCGTACTTCGTAGCGGACTCTAGGGTTATGTTTCTTGAGGCTAAAGCCTCTACTGGAGGCTCGTCAAAAATAACTAACCTAGCTTCAGACATAGCCACTGGCTTTGGAGCTGGCTCTAGGTAATTAGGTAGGTTACTTACAATGTCTTTTAATCTCTCTAAGGAGATTGCGGATATTTGTGACAGCCAAATTTCTGCGGCTTTATAGTCGTAGACGTAATCTTCGTTCCACCCTTTTTTGTAGAACTCATTTGCGTCACATACTAGTTGTAAAAGATTGCCTTTGTAGTGACAGGAAAAACATATGTGCTGTCCGCTTTCAAGGTTTATCCAC